TACAGTAGTATCAGGTAACCCATCTAATCATCCCTACTATAATGTAGGGTCAACAAATAAATATGCTATTGGTGGATCTACTGCTACAGCAGATGTTGCACTAAGTTTAAACGAGGGTGCTACTTATAGGTTTGATCAGAGTGATTCAAGTAATACTGGACACCCTTTACGTTTTAGTACAACAGCAAACGGTACACATGCTTCACCTGCAGGTACACAATACACAACAGGTGTAACAATAGTAGGAACTCCAGGTAGTTCAGGAGCATACACTGAGATAACTGTTGCGCTGGGTGCGCCTCCTTTGTTCTACTATTGTTCCTCACACTCTGCAATGGGCTGGAGTGCTGCCACTGTTAGTTCTTCGTCTACAGTAACCTTAGATAATAATAGAGCTACTGCTATTGTTAACGGTGCTACTACTTCGACTAAAAACGTAACCTTAGATAGAGTACGTCCTTTTACTGCAGTAACAGGCACTGCTTCAGGAAGCGGTACTAGTGCTACCTTTGATGTAACAAATACAAGTGGAACTTACGCAGCAACAGTAAATGCAGCAGGTTCTGACTATGCTGTTAACGAAACAGTAACAATAGTTGGTACAAACTTAGGAGGTGCTACTACAGCTAATGATGCTACAGTAACAGTTACAAGTGTAGCTGCTAGTGTTCTTTACAACAGTGCAGCATACACATATACTGGTGATGGTACTGGACTTGTTATTAATGTCACAAGAAGCGGAGGCTCCTATAGTGTAGCTATTGCTAACGCAGGTACTGGTGGTTACAAAGTTGGAGAAACTCTCACTGTACTTGGTACAGCATTAGGAGGAGCCACTACTGCCAATGATGCAACGGTTACAATAAACAGTGTCAACAACGTTGCTGTTACCCACACAAACCCGACACAATCTGGATATAGTGGTTCTGGTACTAGTGCTACATTTAATGTTACTAGAGATGGCGGTACATATACAGTAGCTATCTCTGCAGCAGGTTCAGGATACGTAGCAGGTGAAACTATTACTATTGTAGGTACACAATTAGGTGGTGCTACTACTGCTAATGATGCTACAATAACAATAGGTACAGTAGATGGAAGTGGTGCTATTACAGCAGCTACAATAGCAGGAACGGCTGTAGTAACAGGTACAGTAGCAACTGCAAGTATCGCAGGTACGGCTGTAACAACAGGTCCAATAGCAGGTATAACTATCGCTGGTACTGGTGCAGCTTTTGGTACTATCACTAAAGGAATGCTTGTAACAGGAACAGGTATTACTGGTACAGTTACAGTAAAGACAGTAACTAATCAAAACAGTATTATATTAGATACAGCAGTATCATTAGCAGACAATGCTGTTCTCAGTTTCATTACAAATATTAAAGTAGGTATGTTTGTAACAGGCTCTGGCATAAGCGGTGACGTAACAGTTGCTACTATTGCAGCAGATCAGAATAGTATGACACTATCTAGTGGACAAACAAATGCCCACTTTGCAGATAATACTGTTTTTACTTTTGGTACTTTTTCTTCTAGTGAAGTTGATAAAACAATATACTTCTACGGAACAGGAACTGACTGGACTAAGATAGGAGTTAGTACAGCTACGAATACATTAAAGTCAAGACATTTTAGTTTTAACTTTACAGGGACAGAAAAGACTTTATTTGTTGACGGTAAAGGCTATCCTGGCATATACGAATCTGCTGCTAACACTATGACCTTTATGTCTTCTTCAGACTCTACTGATATAGAAGGTTCAGAAAATGCTGTTATATTTAAAAACACAGCATTCTTTGCAAAAGGGCATAATATATTTTTTACAGCACCAGCTACGATAGATGACTTTAGTGTAGCCAATGGTGCAGGTAGTATAAATGTTGCAAACGATATAACAGGTATGATAGTATTTCGTGAGCAGCTTATCATATTTACAACAGATACAATAAAAAGACTGGCAGGTAATACTGCATCCGACTTTGTTTTAGAGCCTATAACAGATAAGATAGGATGTATAAACTCTGATACTATACAGGAGTTTGGTGGAGATATAATTTACCTTTCACCAGATGGTGTCAGACTACTAGGTGCTACAGATCGTATTGGTGACTTTGCATTAGACGTAGCTTCAGATAATATAGTTAACGATGCAAAAGATTTTATTGCACAGACAGATAAGTTCTGTTCTGTTCTAATTAGAAATAAGTCACAGTATAGAATATTTGCTTACTTACCTACTTTAGATAAGACTAGATCAAGAGGATTGATTGCAACTAAATTTATAGCCCAAGGTGGACAGGGTGTAAGTTGGTCTACAACTAGAGGCATAAAAGCTAATGTTGCAGATAGTACATACTCAGGTTCAGCAGAAGTAATTATGTTTGCTAACGATGATGGTTTTTGTTATGAAATGGACTCAGGTAATTCTTTTGATAATGAAAAGATAGAGGCTATTTACGAGTCACCCTATATGCCTATAACTGATTCTCAGTTAAGAAAGACTTTGTATAAACTGACTTTGTATGCAGAGCCTACTGGACAGATGAATTTAGATGTTAACTTCAACCTAGATTTTGACTCTTCTAATAATACTTCTGTGGTGCAGCCTCCTAAGATAACCATAAGCACAGCAGGTACAGCGACTACGACTGCTGTTGTTAATGGCGCAGTTGGTTCAAGTAATAACGTGGCTGTTGACAACAACGTAGGAACTATAGTAGTAGGTCAAATAGTTGTAGGCACAGGCATATCAGGAACAGTAAAAGTAACAGGAGTTTCAAGTCAACAGAATATTATACTGGATACAGCAGTGACCCTAACAGATAATACCAATCTAACTTTTGTGACTCCTACTGCTAGTGGTGTATTCTTATTTGGTTTACCCTCTTCTTTGTACGGTACAGCAACTTATGGTGGCAGTTTAGATAAAGTGTTTTTTGAAAACTTAATAGGATCATTTAAAACTGTATCTATGCGTATAGCAGATAACTCAACAAATCCAACCTTCACTCTTGACACAGCAGTGCTTGAGTACAGACAACATGATAGGCAGTAATTATGGCAGGTTATACAAGACAAGCGACAGCTAATATCGTTACAGGTGGTGTCATTGACGCTGCTGATCTGAACGATGAATACAACCAAGTAGAGTCAGCCTTCAATGCTACCACTGGTCACAACCACGATGGTACAGCAGGTGAAGGCGCTCCCATTGAAACTATAGGACCATCTCAAGACATAGTTGCAACAGCTAGTGTGTTAAGACCTAAGACAACTGACACTGTTAGTTTAGGTACAAGCTCTTTGAAGTTTAAAGATGCTTTCTTTTCTGGTAGTGTAACAATGGCAGGTGGCCTTACTGGTGATTCTAGAACCGCAGCAAACAACGTTGATGTAAAGATAGGCAATCAACACGATTATATACACTTTGATGCAGACGTAGGTATGCGTTTCTATACAGCAGGTGAAGAAGACATGCGACTAGAAGACGATGGTGACCTACACGTTGATGGCAACGTTGTTGCATTCTCAACAACTATATCAGATGAAAGACTAAAACATAACATAGAAAAGATAGATGGTGCTTTAGATAAAGTATCACAGATAAATGGCTATACATTTAGTTATAATAAAGACAGTAAAAAATCTGCAGGTGTTATAGCTCAAGAGATAGAAAAAGTTCTACCCTCTGCAGTAGAAAATAAATCACTTGTATTCCACGAAGAAGGTGATGTAGAATATAAAACAGTTCATTATGATCAGCTTCACGGATTACTTATTGAAGCCATAAAAGAATTAAAAGCAGAGATAGAGGAATTAAAGAATGGCTCTTCAAGCTAGTGGTCAAATCTCTTTAGACGATCTTCATGTAGAAGCTGGTGGTACTACTGGCACTGAATGCTCTATGAATGATGCAGACATAAGAAATATAATTAGCAAAGGCGATGGATCACAAAACGGTCTTAGTGAATACTATGGACAAAGCTCGGCTGTTTCTGGTTTTTGGGCAGGTTATGCTGTGAGACTGCCAGACGGTAATATTACTTGGAATAACGTCAATATTGGAACACCTGCGGCAAATAGGTATGTGATAAGTTATCATGCTTATAGAACAGCCACAGGAGGAGGAGCGGCTTCTTCTGTGACTAGTAGTGCCAACATAGCAGGTCAAACTACTACTAAGTTGGCTGAATTGCCTGTATCTTCAAGTACTAGAGCATCAGGTGGTCAAGTAAATATAGCTAATGTTCCGACAGGCACCACTTGTACAATAAGTGTATCAACCAGTGTTGGTTCAGTGTGGCAAGGAGTCACAGCTTGGGTTATGTATGGTATCACTCCAAGCTACGCATCTTATGCTGCATCTGGTGATGCCAGTCCAAATTTAAGTATAAATGTGGAAGAAGGTGACATGGTAATAGGAGGGTCTGCTAGTGGGCTTGCTTACAGTAATTCGTCATCGTCTTGGTCAGGCGTAACTAGAAACTTTAATTGGCGTGATAGTGATAACAATCACAGACATATGAGCGGAGTTACACACTTTGTAACAGCAGACCAATCACCAAGAAATATTCAACTTACTAGAGCGCAACAGAGTGATAGTAGTAGAACAGCATTTACTATGGCATTTAGGTAAGTAGACATGAGTAATATTACACCAGAGGAACTAGAAGATATGCTAGATCGTGCAGCAAAGCGTGGTGCTACAGCAGCATTACGTGAGGTAGGCTTACATGATGACGATGCTCGTAAAGATATAATTGAGATGCGTAACTTACTAGAGACATGGCGTGATACAAGAAGAGGTGTGTGGTCTACTGTTGTAAAGATGTCAACCGTAGCAGTAATAACATTCATTGCAGCATCACTGTGGATGCAAATAGGGAAATAAAAAATGGCTAAAAAATTTATGGGATTCAAGCCTGAGACAATGGCAAAGAAAATCTTACCAGCGCTAGGCTATGATGGGCCAATGGATAGTAAGTCCATACAGGCATTCCTTGCAGCCAGCCCTGCAGCAGCAGCCAAGATGGGTAAGTACACTATGGCAGCTAGACGAATGGTTGAGCAGCCTATAAATGCTGCTGATGGAGTATATGGTCCTCCTGATAATAGAAACCCTCTTCAAAAGTTTCATGGTGCTGTAAAATCTTTTAAAAGAGCAGGTGGACAAGGTGCAGGATTTACAGCAGCACAACACCAAGCAGCCCTTCGTAATTTTAGTAGGAGCATAAGTCCAGATCGCAGTAGTGCAAATACACAAAGAAAATCTACTCCTGCACCAGCCCCTGCTCCTGTTTATTACACAACTACTCCAAACACTTCAGGTTATTTACAAGGTCCAACCTTCACTCAAATGTTAAACACTTCAGCAGGAGTTACACCTGTTGCTACAGGTACAACTACTACACCTACAGGAACAGTACCTACAGGAACAACTGCTACAGGAACAGCACCTATTACTACAGCAAATACAACAGGCTTAGGTACAATGCCTATGCCTAGTGGTTCTAACTTAACAACACAAATAGCAGGTGACCCTACAGCACCTGTAACTGTAGCTGATGTAGTCTCAAACACTGGTGGCCCTCAATCTCTAATATCACCCCTTGCAGGTATGGCTCCTTTTGTAGCACAAGCTACGCCTTATCAACTAGGCGAAGCTGCACAAGCTGATCAAGTTTTAACTCCTGAGCAGATAGCACAGATGGACCCTTCTTTAACGCAAGAGCAGATTGCTGCTATGCTTTTACAACAGGAAGCGGCTCAAGGTGCGGTAGCAGAACAAGCACAAGTACAGGCTGCACAACTTGATCCTACTGAAGGTGCTGCTTTAGGTTTAGAAGCTGCACAGATAGAAGAAGCCACACAGGTACAAGATCCATCAGCTTTACAAGTTACACCAGATCAACTAGTAAGCGGTCCTACTGTAGATAGACAACAAGTAGGTGACACATTTGGTACAGGAGAGATAAAAGCTGCATCTGTAAAAACTGAACTAGCTGACCTAATGGAAGACTTCGTAAGCGAAGGTACACCTACATGGGCTGCTGGTGCTATGAGAGCAGCAAACGCAGCAATGGCTGCACGTGGATTGTCAATTACTTCTATGGCAGGTATGGCTGTTACACAAGCTGCTATGGAAGCAGCACTACCTATCGCTCAAATGGATGCATCTAACAAACAAGAGATGGCATTGATGAAAGCTGAACAACGTGCTAGGTTCATGGGTATGGAGTTTGACCAAGACTTTCAAGCTAAAGTTATAAATGCTGCACGTGTAGCGGAGATAGCTAACATGAATTTTAGTGCTGAACAACAAGTAGCTCTTGAGAATGCTAAACTTACTCAGACCGTAGATTTAGCTAACTTGTCAAACCGACAAGCTAAGATTATGGCAGATGCAGCTACTATGTCACAACTAGACATGGCTAACTTAGACAACAGACAACAAGCAGCAGTACTTAACTCACAAGCATTCTTGCAGATGGATATGTCTAACTTAGATAACAATCAGCAGATGACTATGTTTAAAGCACAACAAAATGCTAACTCTATACTTAGTGATGCTTCTGCAATAAACGCTGCTAGACAATTCAATGCTACATCTCAGAACCAGTCAGATCAATTCTTTGCAAACCTTGGATCGCAGGTAAATAGGTTTAACGCAGAGCAGTTAAACGCTATGCAGAGATTTGCTGCAGGAGAAGCCAACGCACTAGAACAGTTTAACATACAACAAGTAAATGCACGTGATCAGTTTAACGCACAGAACCATCTTATAATAGCACAAGCTAACGCTCAGTGGTTTCAGTCTATTGCCACAGCAGCAAATGCTGCAGCTAACCAAGCTAACAGAGATGCTGCTCTAGCTGCTAACAACTTAACAATGACTGCCTATAATAATGCTGTACAAAGGGAGAGGGATTTGTTAGCATGGGCATGGAAGTCTGCAGATAATGCTAAAGAAAGAGACAAAGCTATTGCAGTTGCAAGTATTGCAGCAGATGCAGGAAGTGTTGGTCTTGTTGAAACTGCTGCTGGTAGTTTCCTTGGTCAGCTTATGTCTAATGCCGCTGGCCTTATATTCCCAGGTTAATGAAAGTATAAGCACTATGTACGAATCTAGATTTACAACAAAACAGGTATATGATAATTATTCTAAGAGCATAAGTAAGCCTAAGAATGCCAATCAACAAGCTGCTAGAACAATGAGTTCGGTAGGTATAGGTGGCCTTGGAGGTAAAACTACTACAGCTTCTGCAAAAAAGATTCAGGACAGCTTCATAAAAAATAGAGAACGGCGAAGAAAGAATAAAGGCAGCACATATGATGAAGTACCACAGAGCCTTGTTCAAAAACCAAAAGCTGAACCTGTAGAAGAAACATCTTATGAAAAAGTTTTAAGAGTATTCAATGAGGCTATGGAAGGTTTTGGTGTATTTGATGAACCTACCCAGCCTACATATGATACTGTTAACACACAGAATGTGTACAAGGACAAGAGATACTTTGGACCAAAAGTATATTCACCTGACATAGACTTTAAAGATCCTTCACTAGAGGATGTTGGTCCTAAGATTCTTAAAGATTTTAATTTACCTTCAATATATAAAAAACTAAATACAGATATACTTCCTACATTACCAGAAACAGATAACCCTGCAATAAATATGTTTGGAGTAAGGCGTGGTTTTAATAGACCTCCTGCTGGACCAATGGATGATCCTTCAATGGACCAGTCTAAGCCTACCATAACACCAACGGATTATGGTCTAATGAAAAAGGGTGTAGACAAAGTCTTATTGGATATGTCTGAAGATTATACAATTCAATCAGGAGATACTTTATCTGAAATAGCTGAAGAAAGAGGAACTACAGTTGAGGTTTTACAAAAACTAAACAACATAGAAGACAAAGATAAAGATACTATATATGCAGGAGATAAACTAAAAGTTCCACCTAAGCCAGAGAACACTATTAGAATATCAACTAGCGGTGATAAGCTGACAGATACACAAGCTGCTTTACGTAGAGGATTAGGTAGTAAGAAGGACTATGGTGAAGGTGTTGAGACTGCTTTCATTGGAGACTTTTTTAGAGGTCTGTTTGAAAAGGAACCTGTTGGGGGTTATGATGAGATACAACCTTTAATTACTGGTGGGCTAATGTCTAGGCCAGTAGATGCCATTGAAGCTGCAATAGCCGAAAGGACAAATAAGTTTTACAATGATATAGGTACACATGCAGAGAGTGATCATGGAGATACCCCTGTTCCTACTAATGACAAAGCAGAAAAAAATAAACCTGTTAGTAAAAGATCTAAGGATGTAGGCTACGGACATAAAGTAAAACCAAGTGAAGAAGAGACTGGACTAATACACGGAATACCTTTTAAAAGAAGAGATGGAACTTACATACCCTTAACAGAAACACAAAAAAGATTTATCTTAAAGAAAGATATGGAAGCAGAGGTTGACCTAGCACGTGAACTAAGCTGGGATAAAAAATTAAAAGATAAAGGTACGTCTTGGGATAACTTAGATTACAAGTATAAAAATGTTTTAACATCTTTAGCCTTTAATGTTGGTGGTACAAAAGCATCAGCACAATGGAATAAGGTTTTAGATGCTGCTAAAGATGAAGACCCTGTAGCTTTTGCTAGAGAGTTGAGAAGGATGGA